TATCTGATCAAGCATTGGGAGCAATAATGATTGCACTGCAAAATAGTCTTTTGCATCAAGTTGATATTGTACCTATTCTTAAGAATCTTAAGTTGACTGTACACTCAACTGAAGGTTTGATCGTGGTAAATCCGCCTATAATGCGGACACAAAAGTCTCAAATGCCTGACACATTTGAAACGAGTCAACAATAATGCCCAAATATTCATATGCATGTAATACTTGTAAAAGTGAATATGAAATTTGGCATGGAATGACTGAGGAGCACACACACTGCGAAGTATGTGAGGCTCCTTCTGTCGTCCGTATTCCTGCCTTACTTGGGGAAGTAAGGATCAATAATTTTAAGAATAAGGCTGGAGATGTCGTTAATAGAACGATAGAAGAGTCTAAGCAAGAGATTAAGGAATATAAAAGTTGATGGAATTCGCAACTCATCTTAGAGCAATAAACAAAGTCGAATCTTTTTACGGAGATCCGACTATAACATCACTCATTGAGCACATGAAGAAATTAGCAGGTGACATTGAGGAATATGCCAAAATCTTGGTAGTATTCGAAGACGATATTCAGGAGGAAGAAAATGATGTCAGAAAAGAAGAAGCGTAAACCTAGGACTAAGAGGATGTACTTTACCAAAGAGCATGAAAATGCAATCATTGAGTATAATATTTCCACAAGTTTTAAAAGAAAAACAGAACTATATGAATCTTTAATCCACCCTGCTCTAGACGAGATGGTGGATAAAATTGTATATACGTATAAATTTACTTCGCTACCTAACATTTCAGAACTACAGTCTGACTGTAAAGTTATGTTAGTTACAATTTTACATAAGTTTAAGCCAGAGAAAGGGCACAAAGCCTTTTCATATTTTAGTGTGATCACTAAAAACTGGTTTATTGCACAAGTCAAAAAGAATAACAAAAAGAACTCTAGAGAAACATCTTTAGAGAGCCAACTAGAGAATGGCTATGAGCCCGGCGCAGAAGATCCTTATCATAGTTTGAAAGAGAGACAAGAATTCATGATGCTATTGAAAGAAGAGATCTCTTCGTGGGAAACCTCCTCCATGCGTCCAAATGAAAGAAAAGTATATGAAGCGATTAATACGTTAATTGCCAACGCTGATAAAATAGAAATATTCAACAAGAAGGCTATTTATTTATATCTAAGAGAAATCACTGGGCTTAACACCAAGCAGATAGTTGCACAACTTTCTAAAATGAGAGCCAAGTATCATGATTTCAAAGGCAGATATGAAAATGGCGAGGAATAATGTCTAAAAAACTTAATAAATATATTGACGAAGCGGTAGAGAATATTAGGAGAGATCGTGAGACGACACAAGAGTTGTTGAGCGATCTCATTAATATCGCAGGGCAAAGTGAGCATAACCATAGAGAGGTATCTCTTGCCGCTGCTAAGTATCTTGAGACGCTCCAAAGATCGAATGAGCAATTGGTTAAGATAGCCGGAATAATTCAAAAAGATGAAAAGAAAGATACTTCCTTTAGTTTTTCAGGAAACGACAAAGACGACATATACAATATGATTCAAAAAGACGTAAAGGAGGAGTAATGAATGGGGAAGTTTGTACCACCTATTGATCAGATCAATAAGATATCTCCGAAGAAATCTAGAAAATCGTTTTCCGATCTTTCTAATGTTTCTATATTACAGGAAGCCAAAAAGGTAATCAAGGAATCGTATTCTACTGATGCATTTGCTCAAGTTGGACAAATGAATGCAGTCGTTTTAGAGGTTATTGAAGAACCTGCAGCAAACATGCTTTGGAAAAATCCATTAATGTCATACTTGTTCGAGGAACAAGGCAAACTTCCTGATTATATCGAAGTACGCTTTAGAATCCCAGAGATGCATGCTCACCTCCCTGAGCCTAAAGATCAGTCAGACTGGGCAGCAATCAACCGCCACCCAAAGGCTATAATGAAAAAGGAAAAGGGATCACCTAGTCCCGGAGATATTGTTGTAATTGATTTCCAAGACAAGAATAACTTTGAAGGCGCTATGGTAGTGGAGAGTATGGACACTAGCCTGCCTGCACCAAGTGGTGGCGGACAATGCTCTTCTCCAGAGATAATGAACTCTGCTAATCCTTCCCTTGGATTATCTACTCCTACAGGAGATCAGGTAGTAACAGATGCATCCGGGCAATCAATTAAAAACAATCCTCCAAGAGAAGCGTTTGAAGAAGGAGTGGAATATCCCGATCTTGATGGTGATTATTCTGGATTGTATCGACTAAGATATCTAGTGAATATCGATGAATTCAATACAATGGAAGAGTTCCGAAATCCTAGTAGAACTGTAGAGATTCTTGGCTCAAAGAATGTTTTTTCTGTCTGCTTTACAACTTCTGAAAACGAACAAGATATCAGAGACATTTCTAGACTCACGAAAGTATGCTCTACATTGAGAGACTCTAATTTCAAAATAGGATTTAGAATCATCGTAGAGGATGGATTTAACTTTAATCAAGCCTATATTAAACTTTATGAATTGATCAAAATAATACCAATTGATTACGTTGTACATGAATTGCGAAACCAAGGACAAACGGTAAACAAGTTTACGATATTAGAAGAGAATATGGAATTGATTTTGTCAATCAGGGATAGATTCAAGATAGAGGCAAATTACTTATATACCGAAAAGACTATGAAAACCATGTCTTCTCTTACAGAAGAAGGACATCAATTTGCTAACAGCACAAAGGTGGTGATGAGCGATAATCATTACGACTATTCAAATATCATATCAATCGATAAAGACACTACTTACACTTCAGAGCGCACAGCCCCATGGCTCCAGTCTGAACAGACATATCGTATGTACTATATGGGCGGAATTAATTTCACTAAAAATCCCATCGAACCCTGTCTCTATGGAGAAAGGACTGGAAAGTTTTTGTCATCAGAGTTGATCCAATCTCCAGAGGTTAATGAAATAATATATTTGGAAAATTATGGCTCTCTTAAAGAAGGCATATTGGATGTTATTGTAAAATATAGTGAGAAGTTTTATACTGAGTCTGAAAAGCAAAACTTCCTAAATAGTAATAAACAAATCCAAACTCCACAAGAGCAGAATTTAGAGAACATAGAGCCCTCTCCTTCAGTGGGTTCTCAAGTCACAATTGAACAACCACCAGAAATCAATTCAGATTCAGATTCGTCTCAAGAACCACAGTTGGTACCACCACCTCAGAGCAACTTATCCCCTGGATTACAATGCTCACCTGCAGGTATGGGAGGGCAGCCCATAGGGGCAGGATCAGGTATGCCAGCACCACCACCATCTTTGAGGTTTGATCAATTTCCGGGAAGTGAAAACTTAGGCTGGACTACCGATGCTGGTAAGTTCGTCAATAACGTTATTGTTGATTTCATGAATCGGATGTCTTCTTCTATATATCGCAGAGTACCAGTAAATTCACCTGCCATCGCCGGCTCGGCATTTAAGAAGATTAGAGTAACATCCACATTGAGAACTGCCCAAACACAGGTTAGACTAATGTGGGACAAAATGGACAAGTTAGGTGAAAATGGTGTATGGAGTTTGTATGGCAACTCTAGGCATTGGGTTAAAGAAGTGGTATATGCTTATAGAGAAAATAGAAACTCACAAAGAGCAATCGCCGCCGTTCAAGCAAATATTGATTCTGGAAATGCAACAGGACATGCCACAGGAAGGGGCGTGGATATTCATACTTGGAGTCATATAAAAGCGGAAGGCTTGCCACATGATGGCATCTCGAAGTCTCAAATGATGCAGTCTGCATATGTTAGGGCAGTGGTTGATGCCGCAAAAGAATGTGGTGGGAAACCTGTAGTTGAAGCGTATCAACAACATATTCACATAACAATATTATAAGACTAAGTACTATTTATTGTGGAGTGAAATATGCCAAGATTAAAAAAAGCCTTAAATTTAGAAAACTTAAGATCAAAAGCCAAAGAGAGATTAGAAGAATCACCTGCATTCATTCAGAGTTTAACCGGAAAAGGTATAGCGAATGAAAGAACTGCGGAGGCTATACCAGACTTCTTAGTCGCATCAGTGGAGAAGGTTTTAGAGAATGGTACCAACGCTTATGTTGTTTTGGGTAAAGATCGTCCGGCTTCATTACTTTCTGGATATGGAGGGAGGGGAGACAGCGGTGCAGGATCAATTGATTTGGTGGCTGGTAGGATGTCCCACAACCCTCTTTACGAAGACGCAAGTGGTAAGCCCCTCAAAGCCAATCCGGACTTCAAATTAGATGCTTCACGGCTCTACATTAGTCAAAAAACAGATATCGATGACAACCTAGACTTAGTGAATGGGAATGTTGGTAGAGCGAAAGCAGGATCAGCAATTGGGTTAAAATCAGATTCTATAAGAATAATAGCGAGACAAGGTATCAAGTTAGTTACAGGGACAGATGTTAAGAGTTCTACTGGGGAGGATTTGTATTCCATCTCTGGCATAGACTTAATAGCAGGGAATGATGATTCAAACTTACAGCCTTTGGTATTAGGGGATAACGTCAATGAGTCTCTACAAAAACTGTCTGATCATGTGGACAAGTTGGCTGGGATCGTATCCTCTGCGCTAACCTATCAAATGAAATTCAATGCCAAAACAGCAATGCACACCCACATTAGTCCTTTTTTCGGCTCTCCTACAACTCCTTCCCAAACTTTAGTACCAGCAGGAGCCCAAGTGGCAATAGATCTGGGAGCGAAGAGTCTGAAAGATTTGGTAAAGTTCAGGACGAATGTCAAATTTCATAAACAGACTTATTATGCAGTTTCGGGAAAGAAATATATTAATAGTACGTTCAATACTACCAATTAAGAGAGAACTATATGAATAACATCTTTAAAACAATTATAGCAGACGTAGAACTATATGACTCGCTTGAATCGTCTGAAAATCCTGTAGGTATGATAAGCCAATCAAGTACATCAGTGAAAATATTAGAAACGAATCTAGGGAATTTATTCCAATACGCTAAAATCGAATATGAAGAAGCAGTTTACTATATCAGATCTTGTTTTATAGAGGGCGTCTCTGAAGTATCGACTAACTTTGGTGAATACTCTTCTTCCTCGTCCATCAAAGAAGTTTCGATAAAAGATGTAAAGGTTGGCTATCCCTATAGAGAGAATGCAAAAATTAATTTAGTTATAGAGACGGCATATGACTCCATCGAAGACTTGGAGCAAAACCTCATTAGCCAATCCAGCGAAAACCTTAAAGCCCAAGCCCTGTTAGAATTTTTAGATTATTATGGAAAAGATGTGGTTAATATCTCTGAAGAAGATATTCTGGAGTTCGCCCTTAACCCATTCGGACTGATCATGGCTTCCGAACCTTATCTCTCACTCCGCCCAGGCGTAGGAATAAAAGTAAAGTTCTCAATTGAAGAGAAATATATTCAACCATTTGATAACATGTCCTTCGAGAGATTTGCTATTCACAATATACACAAGGACTTCATCTCTACAAATATGTCAGCAAATAAGTTTGACATCAACATGAGAAAGATTTCAAAAATATTAGATAACTATGAGATATCTTCTTCGAAATTCGCCGGTAAGATAGTGGGGGTGAACTTTAAAACACTTTCAAAGCAGGTTATAAACTTTATTGCTGATTTTAAAAAATATCTCTTGGAGAATGGAATTGATTTGGATCTGGCAGGCTCAAACAAGATAGAGTTGGGGTTCAATAAAGAAAGTAAGAAACTAGAATACGTCTTATATTATGAACCGTATGGTAAATTCATGGTTGTGGGGATGAATAAGTTCTGTAAACTTCTAGACATCAGGCTGTCTAAGTTGATATTAAACTTTGAACTAGTCTTGGGATCTATCTTGTCAGGTACAGGGTGGATGGATTTCCTAAAGTTAAACTTTCCGGGAGACTTTAAGTTTAACTTTTCACCTCCGAACCAAAATGAAGATATAAAAAGTCTCAATTCGAACATTGATGAGATAATTGGGGAAGAGCAAAGACAATCAGTTCTAGATCTGCCATCATTCTCAGGTTTACAAAGACTAAAATTTGATCCTAACTTTAGGTTTTCTGCAGGCAAATTACTGCTGAGATCCAGAGACTTGTTAGGGGATCCATTTCTATTGAATTTACCGGACATTCTTTTAAATATTGGCGATCTAAAAGGATTGTACAAATTTGTATTAGGGAGGATATCGATTAAAGACTTGACAGATATCATGATAAAAAAGATGAGCGTGAATCTATCCATTCCGGACATCAATGAAATAAAACTTCGTGGCATATTGAAGATATTGGACTTTCAAGTCTTATTAAACATCATGTTTGGCAGTCTCTCAATGCCCGAACTAAAGGACTTTAACTTGACACTGTGTGATGTATATGGATTCGGCGAAAAAGAGTTTGACGAACTCCTAGGGAGTATTAAATTTCCTGTTATACCGATTGAGTATTACATGGTTCACTATGACGGCGATGGAAATCTAGCAGGGCTATTGGTTGAGAATTATTCTGGAGACTTAGAAGAAAAACTCAAGGAAGAAGGAATATCAGACTGCGCCACATTGGTTGATAAGATTGCAAGAGGGAACTTTAACGTCGGAAAGTATTTTCAAGAAGAAGCAGTAGCAAAGATTATCTGTAGATTATTGTCAGAAGGGCTTCCTGAATTTACAAACCCTTGTGAAGAGTTGGCTCTTCCTGAGAACTTTAATATGACTAAGATACCCAAGATAAGTCTTCCGGATATCAGAATAGATATTTTTAATTTTTTCCGAAACCTAGAAATACCCAAGTTCTCTTTAGCAATAGACATATTCTTTAAAGAATTATTAAAGAGAGATCCAAATATATACGGCAGGTTTTTGCAGATCCCCGAGATCAAAATTGAATTTGGTAAACTAAACCTAACCAAGCAAAAGTTGTTAAAAAGATTGCCCGGCATTGATCTGGATTTTGAATTGCCGAAACTCAACGCCAATTTTGAGTTGCCTAATATCAAGGATGTTAATCCAAGTTTTGATTTTGGAGAATTTCAATTCCCTGACATTGGAGATATCTTTGGAGGTGCCATTGGCGGCATAGAGTTGAATATAAGGAAGGGTATCCAAGATGCTCTGGTAATAACCTTTAAGGGAATCTTGCTTCGTCTTTTAGAATCTCTCAACCTAGATTTACCAGACTTGAAGTTTCCTGATTTTGGCGGACTTAACATCAACAATCTATTAGATGCATCTAATGGAATTGGCTCTGACATGATTCATGGAATTATTCTACCAGACTTGAGATTTAACATATCTAAATTTGATCCTACTTTATGTGGGGTTGACATTGATATCTCAAACTTAAACATAGATGTGGGTGACATCGGGCAAATTTTCGATGATATTTCCAATTCTATGAAACCACTTGAGTTGCTCAGGGTGCTCAAAGGACAAGGAAATGGGAAAGATTATGAAAATATCTCTGGCTACGTTAAAGATCCTAGTTTGTCACAGGTTTTAGATCCACCTCTTGTTCAGGAAATTGTGGAGACGATAACTTCGTATATTGATATTGACATGCTTGAGGAAGTCGAAAAGGCATATGACAACGAAGAAGTCATGATCAACACATGTGATAACTTTGGAATTGAATATCAACATGCTAAAGGACTCAGAGAGGCAGTTAAAGATAAGTTCAAAGGCTTTACCGATGAAGATGTGGACGACTTAATCGACTCTATTGCCAATGAAACTAAACAGTCTCTAGTTGACGCTATCGGCTCAAATAGAAACAACTTCATGGAAACATTACCGTTCAATACAAATCCTTGTACCTTCATGCCAAGTCCGTCTGATATCCCTGCCATGGATTATGCGAATAACATTATATTTGATACGATATTCGATTCTATTGAGCAAGAGTATAAAGCAGAAGCCGCAGTAATGCAAGACTTGTTTTTAAAATCATCAGAGAGTGAAGAATATATAAAGATGTTTCATTATCCGGATGATGATATCATCAACGAAATCATAGAGAAAAATGATGGGACGTATGAATTTGACTACCGTAAAGTTCTAGATATCACAGATGAGGACAAACTGTATAATCAAGAGTTTTCTTTCAATTATCAAGGGGAGTCTACTGTAGTTTATAAATTAGACAGTAGCAATGGAAAATACAGAGATCACTCAAGCCAAGTCGAGATTCGTAAGAACACAAAAGATGAATGGGAAGTGGATGTAGACTATCAATTATATGTCAAGAAACAAACCCCTTCTTTAAAGGTATTGCCGCAGACAAAAGCCGTCTTAAACAACTTAACTTTTACAATAAATCCACGAGAACTTGGATTGAATATGGAAATTGTATTTAGTTCTATGAACTCTACTGCTAGTTTTGTTTACAATTCAGCCTCGATATCACAATCTTCTTTTGATTTGAACTCTAAAGAGTTTGACTGTCTAGACGCCGAAGTAATAGAAGCCAATCTCGAACACAGCCAATCTGTTTTTAGAGAAATATTTAGGCACAAAATACAAAGCACAATTTCTTCTTCTTTTAGCATCCGCAAGAGTGGTATAGACAAGGATGCTTTTTTGCAATATGTCGTCCAAACCAATGTAATCGAATCTCTAAATATTAGTAATGCCGTCTTCGACAATTCATACGTTTATCCAATCCAACGGTTCGAGTCCAGTCATTTAATATCTAGAATATACTACAGTTTTTTACGAAACATGGCAAATATCTACGAAGGCTCTGATTTGTTTAAGATAGAAGAATTGTTGTCTTTTGTGATCGATGACGAAGGCATAAATTTATTAAAATTACAAGACGCAAAAAACGATGCTAAAGATTCTTATAACTCACAATGCTCTTTTGCCGAAAATGATAACTCTTTGCAGAGGAGTATGATCTCAAAATTAATTTATCTTATGATCAGGCTGCAGGTTATAGAAGAAATTGTTAAAAGTTCTTTCTTGTACTACTCTGGATACGAATCCGTGATTACTAGCATGTTTTCAAGCAAAGTCTTCACTAGGTTGAATAAATATTTATCAGCCCAAGAAAACGGATTCAAGTCGCTGTTCACGAGACTCTACGAGCAAGAATACAACGAATCTTTTTCCGAATCTTCAAAACAGTTTTTCAAAACAGTCGAAGAGATATATTCTGATATTGCTAGCAATTTCAAGGACTTATATAGAAATGGTACCGATTTTAATAAAGCATTGCTTGGTAGATTTAACTCCGACATACAGAAGTCTAGCAAAACAGACATTTGGGATTTGGCAGAAGAATCCAAGAATGACTTTTTATTACAAACAATTTATTATGATACAGATGGTAATGAGATTAAGCCTGCGGACACCAATGAAGGCAATATTTCAAATATTGCATTTGGTAAAAAAGTAAGATTATGTTATGTAATTCGAACTCCACATGTTGTCACAGGAGAACAGCAGGAGATAATTAACTTTAATAGTTTCGATGGCTTTGATCGGGCAAACGAGATTGAGATTGTTGAGGAATTAGAAAATTTTGCTGGTGTAAATTGGAAAATGTTAAAAAACTCCTTATCATATGAACTTGTTAGGTTCCCACCAGAGAACGACAACCTTGTTTTTGAAGATGGATATTTTCTGTTACCTCTAGCCGAAACCTCCACCAACCGAAGAAATCCCATAGAGACAAGCGAAGAAATGATTGATATCATATTAAATGACAAATCAGAAGGAACGATCCTGCACTTCTTGAATAAGTACATGGGACTAGATAATTTCAAAAATCTGATTTCTTTGGGCATTGGAGAGTTGATGTTATCAGAAAAGCCAGAAATATCTACGATGTTTGAGCAGACTAAGAGCGGAATAAAGAAATCAATTGAAATGCTGGATCAAGACATAGACAACTTTGAATTTGACGAGAAGGAAACCAGTAAAAACCAACTCATCCAATCTCAGGGCGTCTCCACTAATCCAGACTTTTCATCGAAAGCCGCAAAAATGGCACTACAGACAATACCGATGATTATCAAAGGTGCGGCAGAAATGTTCGATCCAAACGTAAAAATTGCCTCCAAGATCAGAAAAGGGGCACAACTGGCAGGAGTCCATATCCCACCTCCAGCCGCATCATTGATGGCTCTTCCTATTAACTTGATTCCGGGAGCACCAGGTCCACCAATCACGCCGCTAGGCTTGTTGTATCTGGCGACATCTTTCTTGGATCCCAGTGAAAGAAAACTATTATCTGATTTGAAGAGGGGCGAGGATCCAAAAGTTTCAGACACAAGTTCAGGCACTGGATCTTCAACGTATGAAGATTCTGTCAATAGAGCGGCTGAAGAGCAGGGAACTGTTTTGGAAACTGTTTTGGCTGATTTTGGTGAAGATACTGCTTTGGAAACGGAATTGATTGATTTTGGTGAAGATAGCGACTCGGAATGAAAACAATAGGAAGAACATAAAACAACTAACAAGACTATTTATGTTTGAGGAAATCTAAATGTCTAATTATTCACCAAAATTGCCACTAACCCAACACCCGACTAATGGTTTTGAGAATAACCAATCAGTCCCATCAGTTGTTTTACAAAATTTAAAGATGATTGTTCTAACCAGCCCTGGAGAAAGAATAATGGATCCAAACTTCGGTGTAGGGATTAAGCAGTATCTGTTTGAGCAAAACGACTCCATGACTCACAGTAGGGTTAAAGCAAGGATTATAAATCAAGTAAGAGAATATATGCCGTTTGTGACAATTGATAAGGTTTCTTTTTCATCAGAAGCAAATAACCCAAATGTAATGTCTAATGGTTTGCTAGTTAGTATTAAGTATTATATTGAACCAATCGGGGTAGAGGGTACTCTTGGTTTAACAATTTAGGAGAAGTTTGAATGGCAAAGTACGACGATAAAAATAAGAAAGTTCCTATTAGATATACGAGTAGAGACTTTAACTCGATCAAGAAAGACTTGATCAACTACGCTAAAAGGTATTACCCTGACACGTATAAAGATTTCAACAAGGCATCTTTTGGTTCTTTGGTTCTAGACACAGTAGCGTATACTGGCGATATCCTATCTTTCTATGTGGATTATCAAACGAATGAATCTTTTCTAGATACAGCAAATGAATATGATAATGTGGTAAAGTTAACACGTCAAATGGGATATAAGTATCGAGGACGCCCTTCCACTCATGGATACGTCACGTTTTATGTTCTAGTACCATCCGATTCGACTGGTTTGAGTCCCGACTCTATGTATATTCCTGTCCTAAAAAGAAAGACTGAACTATCATCAACTGGAGGCGAGGCTTTTATTCTAACAGAGGATGTAGATTTTAGGGATGCTAGCAACGAAGTTGTAGTAGGACGTGTCAATACTAGTAATGGACTTCCCACCCACTATATTATCAAGGCAGTTGGAAGAGTTGTCTCTGGAAGACTTGTGTCTAGAAATGTCACTGTTGGGGCATTCAAAAAATTTAATAAGATTCTCCTTGGAGATTCTAATGTTTCTGAGATTCTGGAGTGTACGGACAAAGAGGGACATGAATACTACGAAGTAGAACATTTAGCACAAGATGTGATTTACAGAGAAATACAGAATAACGACTCTAGTACAAGAGAGGCAGCACCTATGTTGCTAAAGCCAACGGCAGTTCCACGACGCTTTGTGGTAGAACGTGACAGAAGTCAAACACACTTGATGTTCGGGTATGGCTCGGAAGAAGATATAAAAATTGATAAAGTTGTAGATCCCAGCAATGTTCTTTTGGAGCAGTTCGGGCGAGACTATATCACAAATACGGACTTTGATCCAACGAATTTACTCGGAAGTGATAAATTTGGAGTCTCTCCGGTTAACACAGTATTAAGAATAGTTTATCGTGTCAACAGCAGCAACAATCCAAACGCCGCAGTTGGCTCAGTTACTCAAATAACTAAAGCAATATTCTCTTTTGAAGATCAAACAACTTTAGATCAATCAAAACTGGGAGGAGTCCGCTCGTCTTTAGAGTGCTCAAACGATGATCCTATTGTAGGACACGCAAACATCCCTTCTACAGAAGAATTGAAAATAAGAACAAAATCTTTCTTTGCGACACAGAACAGAGCCGTCACTAGAGAAGACTATAAGTCTCTCGTGTATAGCATGCCACCGAAATATGGTGCTATAAAACGTTGCGCAGTATTACAGGACAAGGATTCTTTCAAGAGAAACCTAAATATGTATCTCATTTCTGAGAACAGCACAGGTAATTTAACTGCATCGAACAATGTCATCAAGACAAATATCAAGACATGGCTAAACCAATATCGTATGATTAATGATACATTAGACATTATGGACGCAAAGATACTGAATCTAAGCATTTCGTTCGTGGTTGTGACTAAGGGTGGCTATGATAAGTTTAAAGTCCTTGACGAGTGTCTAAGGACACTTAGAAACCGTTTCCTAAGGCACTTTGATATCGCTGAGCCGTTTAGTTACACAGAGGTGTATGCAACCCTTAATAAAATTGAAGGAGTAGCAGATACGACAGATGTCAAAGTTTCTAACTTTAACGGCGGCGCATACTCTAGAAGCGCAATAGACGTCGCAAATAATACAACCCCGGACGGCAGGTTTATTGCTTGTCCTTTAAATTGTATTTTTGAGATTAAGTTTCCCACAATTGACATCAAAGGGAGTGTTAAGTAATGGCTATTAAAAGATACACTGCAATTGCAGATAATACTATAACAAATCAGTATTCCCCCGGCTTGTCTAGAAGAACTACTTCAGCAAACACAGGACTCGCCGATTCTCTAGAGATATTCAAGATTTATGGACAAGTGCAAGCAGGAACAGTAGAGCAATCTAGGATATTAATTAAGTTTCCAGTTAACGAGACAGATCTCTCTTCTGACATTAAAACTATCAAACAGGATCGAGACACAGGCATTCTTCCTGCATCAGGTTCTGTCAAGTTTATAATGAAACTTGGTGATGTGGCACATGCAGACACTGTACCGAATAACTTTAAACTAGTCGCTCATCCACTTACAAAAGTGTGGGAAGAAGGACTAGGAATCGATTTGGACGAATACTCTGACATTGGACACTCCAATTGGCTTTCTGCCTCATCTACAACTGCATGGGGGACTGCCGGGGGAGACTTTAATAATGCGAGTGCATACACGTTCAAACAGGAGTTTAACACAGGCTTTGAGAACTTTGAAGTTGATATTAGCAAATATGTAGAAGATATTTTAAACAATGCTCTCAATAGCGGAAATAACTATGGACTGATTTTGTTATTATCATCAAGTTATTTGGCTGACTCTAACTCATATTACACAAAGAAGTTTTCCGCTAGATCGTCTGAGTACTTTTTTAACCGCCCAACCATAGAAGCACGTTGGGACTCAACGATCAGAGATGATCGATCAAACTTTTATTATAGTTCTTCTTTGGCGACAGCGGCAGACAATCTGAATACCCTATACCTATATAATAATATCGGAGGAAGACTCAAAAACATTCCTTCTGTAGGAACCGGTAAACTGTTGGTTGGTATATATC